CTCGGTTCCTTCTGTGTAATATTGAAACATATTTTTTTGACGAGCCATCGTAGATGAAATTCAACCTCGACGCCTGTGCGAAACAGGGATTCGGAAACATCCTCATCATGCTCGCGGATTTCAAATATCAACACCCGAACCGAGAAGTGTACCTGCCCGAACCCATTGACTGCGTCGAAGGATTCATCGTCGACGACGACCCGAACGAACGCTCGTACACGGGTCAGATTTTCATGAACCCGTTCACCATGAAACACGTGCATCCGATCATTCGAGAGTTCGTACGACCGCCACCGCGCGTGAAAGAGATCGTGGACGCGAACGTGCACGGTTGTCGTTTGGGTATGCACATCCGTCGCGCCGCCTACGGCACCGACTCGAAACACGTGGGGAACGCCGAAGACATCGATAAGAAAACCCCGATGCTCATGTGTAGCGACGACGGACTCCAAAAATTCATCGACATCATCGAACGGTCCGACGAACCCATCTTCCTCGCGAGTGACAGTCTGGAACTGAAGACGCACCTCGCTGAAAAATACCCGACGAAGATCCGGACCTACGACGTGCCCGAGATCGTGATCGCGTCTCGCGAGTTCAAGGAGGTCAAAGACGCCACGCACGCGTACGTGGATTGGTTTTTGCTTTCGCAGTGCACGACGGTGTGTGTCACCGCTGGGTCACCCAAAGACTTGGTTGGGTTCTCCACGTTCGGCTACACGGCGGCGGTGTATGGACATTGTGAGATTCATTTCGTATGGAATTGATTAAACCTTGTGATATCTAGTCGAATACTTTTTGCGTAAAATCGTCAACCCATTGTTCCACGGTAGAGTCGCGAACTCCCAGAACTGTGGGTTCAGTTCGGCGACCGCCCGATACGGACCACCACCCGCCCATTGTGAACCGGCGTTTGGCGTGAGATCGCTGTGATAGAACGGTGCCGTGCCGTACATGCAGTCGTGTAACACGATCACACTCGACGGTGTCACGCACTGATCCAACAGCGCCAACTCCTTCGCCACGTGTGGATAGGAATGCCAATCGTCCACGTACACGAAATCCTGGACGATTGATTTATCCAACTGCTCCAAATACACCAACGCGTCCATCTGCACGAACTCCCAGTGTGGTCGCAAGTCCTCGGGACACTCGAATGCGGTCGGTTGAACGTCCACGCTCACGAGCGTCGCCCCGACCGCCTTCGCCGCCATCAAGAGTGGAAGCGTCGTGCTTCCGCCTCGAACGCCCAACTCGAGAATGCGCTTCGGGCGCTGTCCGAGGACCATGCCGAATAACGTGGTCAGGTGACGATCGCTATCGCCATCACCGTGAAGCGTTGTGTCGACGATCGTATTCATCTATCATCCCATCGATTCCATCCTTTAATGCGATGTGAGGATAACAGTAGTTGAGTATGAATCGATCAGGATCCTCACGCAACGTGTGCGTCGGATCGCTGAAACTCCGAACGAAACTCTTGGGCGTGATCATTCTCGCGAGATCCAATATCGTGATCCATTCGAACGAACTGACGTCCACGTGATGCCGCCGAGTCGACTTGATCTCTTTAAAATTTTCCGCGATCGCGACGAGACACCGTCCACAATCGTCCGTGTGCAGGAATTGGCGAACCTCCTGTCCGTTCGTCAACAGCTCGATCTTTCCGGTCGTCTTGAACTTGTGTATGAAATCGGCGATGACGTGCGACTTCTCCGACACCTCTTCGTACCCGTACACGTTCCAAAGTCGCACGGAAATCCCATCGAGCAGTCGGGTGTAGTGTTCACCCAAATGCTTCAACGTGCCGTACGGATGATCCATGTTCCACATCTGCGTCGACGCGAACGCGAACCTGGTGCCCTCCAGCGCGCGGAATGTGTTGGTCATGAGCTTCACGTTGTTATCCAAAAATTCAGTCGACGGTTTCGTCAGGTATTTCGCTCCACCCACGTCGTACGCCAGGAAGAACGTGAAATCACACGCGTCCGCGACCGAGCGCAGGTGTGACACACACGCCTCGCGACGAAGGTCGTGTGCGTCGTCGATCTTGATGTCCCACTCCACCACCTCGTGTCCAGCCGCATCCAGTGCGCGCACCAACCCTTTGCCCACGACGCCTCTCGAACCCAACACGAGCACCTTCATTTGCTCAATACTCACTCCAAGTCTTTAACACGTCGGGCATTTTTTCGATGACGCTCTCGGGCGTGGGTTGGTGATGAAACCGTCCATCGGTCGAGCGTCCATTTTCGTAGTGATCGGCGAATTGTTCGAGCGTCACCGGTGCCACGCTCTCGTCGTGACAGTGACTGAAGTTGTTGATCTTGTTGAACACGTGATCGGTCGACCCGAAGGACGAGAAGTGCCACCCCGCGTTTTGTGCGTAGGGGAACGACCAACGCTTGTCGCGGAAAAACTGCGGCACCACGCGCTCGTCTTCGGCGAACAATTTGTACCGCGCCATGACCGTGCCGAACCACGGTTCGACGACTTGCATCCATTTGAGACTGTATTCGAACGCCCACATGTGTGCGGTGACGACGACCGCGCCGTCGGGCATGGCACCCACCCAATCGACGTTTGGAATTTCGTCGACGTCGCCGATCATGACGAAATCGTCCGGTTCCAGGTCGAGTTGATCCAAGCCCCGCGTGATGCAATTTCTCTGGTGCTTCTCGCGCGCCCACGGATCGTCACCTTCGGGACTGTCCTCGACGACGACGTGTACGATCTTGTCCGCCCATGCCTCGAACTCGTCCTTGTGTTCGGCGTAGAACAACGGCTTGTCGTTTCCACGGAACGTCTTTGTCGATTCCACGAGGACGAACTTATCGACCTTCGGTGACAAATACTCCAACCTCTTTCGAAGGAGTTCGAGTTCGTTGTAAAACGTGAAACAATCGACGACTGTCATGATGTAACTTAAAAGGTATGGAGTTGTTTAAGTCAGTCATGATACCTAAGGTAATCCACAAGGTGTGCATCGTCGATGGGGGTAAGATGCCTACATTTCCGGACGGGCTGAAACGCGCCCTCGAGACGTGGTACCGCAAGAATCCAGGATTCAAAATCAAAATGTATTCGGGCAACGATTGCGTGCAATACATCAAAGACAACTACGACGATCGCGTGCTCGAGGCGTACAATCGCTTGAAACCCTATTCATACAAATGTGACCTCATGCGCCATCTCATCATGCACACCGAGGGCGGGTGGTACAGCGATCTTCGTCAGGTGTGTTTGGAATCCCTCGATGTTTTTTATAACAACGGGATCAAAGAATACTACACGAGCACGGATTGTCCACCGAATCAGATGTGTTTGTACACCGCGTTCATAGGGTCAGTGCCAGCGCATGCTATTTCAAAAAAAATGATCGATCTCATATTGTGGAACGTCGACCGAGATCATTACGGACTCGACTGTCTCTATCCCACGGGACCGGGGGCGTACATGAACGCCGCGGTGGACTATCTCCGAGCCCACCCAACGCGCGTGATGGTCGGGTTGCATGGAAGCGACGAACACGTCCACTTTGGAGGCGTCGCGTTCGTCAAGTGTAAGTACAACGGTGCCAAGGGTGCGGATAACGGCGACATGCCAGGGACCAATGACTATGGGGTTATGTGGCGGCAGCGCGACGTGTATGCAGCTCGTAATTAAATCTTTTTAATCCCATATCGATATGTCCAGAACGTAGATAATGAAAACACTTTGGTGCACGGAAGGCTTCGAACAAGAGTTCGAAGGGTCTCAACTTGCATGCGCCAATGTGGGTGTGGAGACACGCAGGGTGGTCTACCCGAAGAGCGTCTTTGTAATCTGTGCAGTGTCCGCACGTCGGAACGTGCATGGGTGCGTCAACATGTGAGGGTCACCGATTTGAAGTGTCCAACCCTTGTTTGCGTGTCCACGAAAATACCAAACCCGGCGTCGGCGAGATTTAAGCAAAATGCCACGTCCTCGGATGACATATCTTGACAGTGAATACCCTTATCTGACGTGAAGTCGATCAAAGGTCGGTGAAAGTATGGGTAGGTTAATGTCGGACTGTGAAAAACCTCTCGACGAACCGCGAAAAACCCCATCCCCGCGTACGACACTTTCATGAACCGCTCGGTCGAGTCGTCAAGGTCTCGTCTCGTTAAGAATTGAAACGTCCCGTCCTTGCCCATCTTTTCCATGTCCCAGTCTTTCACCACAGCCGCGTGGGCGTTATCGTGCATGATGTAAGGTCCACACACGACTGGATATTTCTTCGTGTTCTCGAGCATGGTTTCCACTTGTTGCGGGGTGAACATGATGTCCGAGTCGATCGTCATCCACACGTCGAATTCCATGCCGTTGAAGGGGAGCTGATCGCGTCCTCGGAGGACGTTCAACCCGAGCGTCTTCATTCGACAGAACGGGACGAACGAACTTTGGGCGTTGATCATCGAGATCTGGTAGCCATGCGACGTGAGATACACGATCGTGTCGGACCAATTCTTTAGAAAATCACCCGAAAACGTGCTTCCGGGAAAGGCGAAGATGACCTTCATGATTCTTTGACTTTTCCTGTATCTTCTAAGTGGATTATAATCGACCTTTCGTTGGGTGTGGTGTGCTAGGGCGCAGATGCGCGGGGAGAAACCTGAACCGGTCGAAGATGTGCACGCTGTTTCTGAAGTGATAATACACGATCATGCACACGGCGTCCGCGATGTCGTGTTTGCGTTCCCAAGGACACTCGAGATGTTGGATGTAATGTGATGCGATTTTCTCAACCCTAACCTTACGTTCGTCGTAGTTCAGGTGTGCCATACCGAAGTGGGCGTGCAGAGAATTCGGGGACACCAGCACGACTTTGGGTTTGTACATGTAGTGGATCAACACCTCGATCGCTTTCAGACCTTGCGGTGGTTGACGCTCGACGAGCACGACGTCCGCGGTCTCGAACAGGATTTCGTGCGCTTCACAGAACGCCGGGACGAGGTCGACGAGTTCGTTCGAGTCGGTCGAAAACTTGAAATCTTCCAGGGATACTTTTTTTATCATTTCAACCTTGACGACACTGGAACTACAATCGGCGAAGCATACCCCCATGTTGTGATATCCGACATCGATGGCTAATATCTTCATCTACTGTACGCGACATGTTTCTTTTGCTGTGCAAACCCGCGATGATTCAACCACCCTACGTAGGCATTGACTACTGTAGGGTCGTCGAAGTTCGACCGACTGTCGTGCCGTCGACGTACGAAGTTACCGTCCTGGAGGCGCCGAAGATTTACATGGACGCTTCGGGCAAAGACTCGGTGACGAGCTCGGGGTTCTTCAACACAATCGCGTCGTCGTCCCGCGGGGCGTCCGGCAAGTCGACCTCCTTCAAACCCTTCGATTCGAACTCCTTGAAGACTCGAAGGGATCCCTCGAGGCGGTAAATCTCCGCGGTCAAACCATTGATCGCTTCGATAATCTTCTTAATGTTTTCGTCAACGTTCATGGTCACCATGGTGCTTGTGAGTTACATATGACAGTATTCTTTAATATCAAAAATTATTTACTTTTCACACTCGTCTTCTTCGTCGGACGACTCGGACGACTCAGACTCGTCTTCGTCGTCGGACAGTTCTTCATCGCGCGTCTCCTTCTTCGAACGCCGAAGGTTCTTCGTGGGCGGTGTCATCGCGAACGACCTGGTGGAGGTTCTGGCGACCTTTGGGGTTTCTGGTTCGGGCTCCGGTTGTGGGTCGGGTTTCGCACCTTTCGGTGGCGGCGTCCGCCGTTGTTTTCTCGGCGACGCGCCCGGGGACGCGCCCGGGGACGCGCGAGGTTTTCGCTTTGTCGATGCCGGCGAGGAGTCTCCTCCGTATATGATAGAGAGAACGTGGTTGCGCGAGAGACCACCCTTGCTGAGTTTGTCAAGCCACTTGAATTCAAAAGATGGGTTGTGCTTTTCCGATTCGAAGTACGCTCGAAGAAACGAAAAGTCATCCGTGGAAAACTTCGTGGCATCGGCGACGGCCTTCTTGAACGCCCGGCTGTTGGCGAAATTTTCAGAGACGGTGGTCATGAGCGTCGAGTTGTGACGACCCCGTCCGGTCGTCCACGTGGATGCCTGCTAGGGTCAAACTTGAAATTTCAATTTTTTACGCATAAAAGAATGAAAATATCTTTGGGTATGGTTCGAACTGTACTGACGGCGAGTGGGTGCATAGTGTACGACGGTCCGATCGCAGACATAAAAAAAGAGCTCACGGTGCGTCCGATCACAGACAATCAGGATTATGGAGGCTTTCCAGCACCGCCTTTCAAAGTTTTTCGCATGGCAAAAAAAACAGGTGGCATATGCGTCCCCAAGTGTTACGCCCAAAGTAAATTTGGACCCCCGAACGAAGACAAACGCGTCCCCCCGAAGCGATGTCCGATCACGTTCATCGGAGTCCTCCGAGACGCAACCCACCAAAACGTCGCCGTCAATGCAGCTATTAAAGCTTCTTCTGGGCTCCTCAGCTTACCGTGTGGGTACGGTAAGACGACGTGCGCGCTGGCTATAGCCGCACGACTCGGATATCGCACGATGATCGTCGTCCACAAGAGCTTCCTCGCCGATCAGTGGCGCGAACGCATCGCACAATTCTGCCCCGGGGCGACGATCGGGGTCGTCCAAGGTCCAAAACTCGACGTCGAGGCGGATTTCGTCATCGCCATGTTACAGAGTCTCAGTCAAAAGGAGTACTCGACGGAAGACTTCTCCTCCATCGGCACGTGTATCGTGGACGAGTGCCATCACATATGCGCGCGATCGTTCAGTCGAGCGTTATTCAAAATGAACCCACGACACTTGTTCGGGCTGTCAGCCACACCCGACAGAAAAGATGGACTTCGCAAAGTCATGGAATTTTTCATGGGACCGTGTTTCTTCCAAGTCGAACGTAAAAATCAAGACAACGTCGAGGTGTTCACGCTCCCGTTCACGCACGAGATCTACAAAGACGGACCACCGTTGACTCGACAGGGGAAGATTTGTCTCGCGAACATGATCACCATGCTCGTGGAACTGAAGGATCGAAACGCGTTCCTCGTCAAGTGGATCAAGGAGGCGTCCAAGGGAAACCGCCGTTTGCTCGTGCTCACGGACAGGCGCTGGCACTGCGAATACCTGCATCAGGCGTTTCCGAAAACATCGGGTCTGTACATGGGGGGGATGAAACAACGCGACCTCGAGGCGTCGAGTGAACAGAAAATCATCTTCGCGACGTTCGCCCAAGCGCACGAAGGGTTGGACATTCCCGCGCTCGACACCGTGCTCCTCGCGTCCCCGAAGTCTGACATCACGCAATCCATAGGTCGTATCATGCGAGAGACCAAGGGTAAGCAAAATCCACCGTTCATCTACGACGTGCGAGATGACTGGAGCATGTTGGTGTCGATGTTTTACAAACGCATGAAGGTGTATCGCGCGGGTGGGTTCAAAATCCACGGCACGAAGGATAAGAAACATGAAGAGCCACAGCCCGACGTGCCGCAAGGATTTGCATTTAATTTCTAGTTTTGTAGTAGAAGAGATGTCGATCATCAGTCTCGCCAGTAAGGGCATTCAAGATACCTACTTGCTGACCGACGATTTGACACACAGTCCGTTTCGATCGAAATTTTCGAGACACACAAACTTCGCGCAGACCCCGAAATACGTCAAAGATATCACGCAACACGACACGAGCATCAAGATTCCGATCGTCGGCGATCTGATCAACGCGGTCTGGTTCGAAGGCACGGACATCGCGACTAAACTGTTCAAAGGATCGACCATTGATTTGTACATCGGTGGGGTGAAAGTCGACAGTCACGCGTACGAATACATGACGGACATCTGGCAAATTTACCTGTCCCCGACGTGGACGCAAGCGCAAGAGATGAACAACCCGGTGTCGTCGACGACGAAAGGTTTCGTTCCCCTTCATTTCTTCTTTTGTGGTGGAATGCACGGTGGATTTTTGCCCCTCGTGGCGATGCAATTTCACGAGGTCGAAATCAGGGTGAACCTCGACGACGCGTACGTGTCGACCCTCCCCGCGAACGAGCGCAAGGCTCGATGCTACTGCAACGCCATCTTCTTGGACACAGAAGAGCGACAACATCTCGTGTCGCGTCAGTTGGATTTGATCATCACCCAAGTGCAGTCGCTGTCCTCGGACGTGTTGTCCACGGTCACCAATAACGTGCTCGAGATCGGTGGCAACAACACGATCGATTTGTCGTTCCTGAACCACCCGGTCAAGAGCTTGTTCTTTGGGTACAAGACTTTATCGAACGACGAAGAGAACGACCGCTTCACGTTCTTGAACGCGGACATCGTCATCAACGGCGAACCACTGGTGGAACAGATGAGTCCCATGTATTTTCACACCGTTCAGACGTATTACAACTGCCCGTATGGGATCATTCAGTTTGACGAAGACAACGACGTGCCGTTTTACACGCGGTATTTCAGTTACCACTTCGCACTGAATCCAGAACAGTACAAGAGCAGCGGTTCGCTGAATTTCAGCAGACTCGATGCCGCCAAGCTCGTCCTCCGCGGTGTCGAGAAGGGGGTCAATCGTCCGTCAAACCAGGCGCTGACCGTCATGGCGGTGTCGTGGAATGTCCTCACCATCAAGGATGGAGTGTGTGGGTTACGATTTTCTTCGTAGGTACTAGTAGTGACACATGCCGTTCGTCGGTTCGGTCGGTAAGTTTTCACAGGTGTTCGTGTCCCGACTCGACCCTCAGAACGTCGAGGCTGGGCAAAATGTGGACAACATCATCTGTGGTGACTTGGAGGCATCGAATGTCCTTTCAGCCAACATCGGTCTCGCAGGTGTGCTCGATCCAGTGCACACCTTCGAGATGGGTACACCAACGCCGAGTCTTTACATGGACGATAATCAAGACGTGGTGTTGACCGTGCCGACTAAAGCGGCATATTTCAACAGAACGTTCGTCGGATCGCAGTTGGGTGTGGAGACGAGCAACCCGACACACGCCCTTGACGTCGGGGCGAACAACGAATTTTTCATCGACACGGTTCCGGGTGCAACGAATCTTTTAGTCGCCAACGGGAACGTGAGCGCACAGAACATCACCTCAAATCATCGATTAGTCGTGGGCACCGATTCTTCCGCGAGCAAGATCACCTTCGACGCCGACGGTTTGACGGCCCTCGACGTCCAGGGGAACGTCATCGTGCAAAAGATTACAGCCACCGATGGTCTATCTTTCGGTTCAAACATTCAATTGAACGACACCGGAGATCCAGTCATGATTTTGTACGGGAACGTCCAGACGGTGTCGAACGAGTTCACGATCACGGGTGACCTCGTGGTGAACGGGAACGTCGTGATCACGGATTCGTCGTCCGTCGTGTACAGCATCGCCCAGAATCAAGCCATCACGGACGCCGTGATCGAGATGGGTTTCGGTGGGTCGAGTGGACTGGACACGTCCGTGATTTACCACCAGGCGGGTGAGAGCAACGTGATGGTTGGATACGTTCACGACTCGATCGGTTCGGACCCACCGCGTCTCGTCATGGGACGCACGCAACGGAGTGCGTTGGATACGGACATCATTCCAACCAGCGAAGAGATCAATGTGTATTGCATAGGTCGTCTTTTTACGTCGAACGTTTTGGCGGCGGCGAACACCTCACCGAATCATAACTTTGCGATCGGGAGTAACATCTGGGCGCACGACACCGCGGTTGAGAAATTGCACGTAGACGGAAACGCCTACGTGACAAATTTGGTGATTGGAAATGCATTAGAACTCGGTTCGAACATCGTGATCGATGACGTCGCCGAGAACGTCATCACCATCACGGGGAAGACGGTGACGGACATTCTTGTGGTCGGTACCAGAGTCGGTATCGCGAACACGAATCCCCAACACACGCTCTGTATCGGGAGCAATGTACACATACATGAAGTCGGGGCGAACGTGATCGAATGTCACGGGAACACGGTGTCGACGAGATTATCGGCGATGAGTAATCTCGCGGTGGGAAGATACACGAGCGATGAAAAGGCGCACATCGATGGCAACATTCGTTTGGGGGGTACGATGGGTGTCGACGCGAATTCGAATGCATCCATACTTTCCACGGGTCAGATCATCATCCACGCGAATGATTTCGGCACGGACGCATCGTTCACGGATCTCATCATGAAATCCGGTCCGGTGACATCCAACGTGTCCGCGATAGAGGTGAAGGGAAGCAACGCCGACAGTGCGACACAGAAGATCGTCTTCAAGACCAAGAACACTGAACGAGCAGTCATAACCTCTTCGGGTAACATCGGACTCGCCAACACGGCGCCCGTTGAAAAAGTCACCGTTGGTGGTGGCAACGTGTTGGTCACCGGATCGAACGCGTTCATCGCCGGTCAGCAGTTCACGAGTGGGTCGGTGTCCACGCAGATGTATTCCGATCTGGCGACGAGTCGTGGACACATTCAGAGTAGGGTTGGGAGTGGGCAGAGCCTGAACATCGGTGTCACGAGTGCGGCGACGGTCGGTACGCCGCGGATCACGATCATGGACACTGGACGGGTCGGAATCGGGTCCACGTCACCGGAAGCCCTGTTCCAAACCAACGGATCGGCGTTCATAAATCCTCAAGTCGTCCTTCGAAATGCATTCGTACACGCCGACGCCCCACTCACGGTGACGAACCCAGCCGCGATGAGCCAAGACGACGTCATGCGATCGACCCTGAACTTATGTCGTCAAGGGTTTGGTACGATCTTCGGCGCGAAGGCTGAATTTCAGTTGGGTCGATACGCAAACGGTGGTGCGGGTAACGACTCTCGAACGCGCATGGACATCAATCTCTCGAACGGGTCGTACGACAGTCAAAACATCATGACTCTTCGGGGTGATAACAAGGTTGGTTTCGGCACGCACACCCCCCTGTCCAAGGTTGACGTTCGAGCGTCCGGGAATAGGAATCACATCGGGAATGGTTTGTTAGTGTTCAACCCAACCGATCAAGACGACACCGAAGACGCCATCGTCACCGTGCAAGTGCGTGAAGATTCCGGCGACGCGTTCACGAGCTACAGCGTTTGGAACGGCGCGAGCGCGTACGGTGGTTGGTCCGTGGGTGTAGAGAACACGTCGAACGTCCTCGAGCGACACAAAAATTTTAGAATCACCAATAACGTCTATTCCGTGAGTAACATCGAAGCGACCGCGTTCTTCATCGACGGCATCACGAGTAACGTCGGCATCGGCACGGACGTGACGACGAGAGATTTCACGATCGACGGCGACTTGAAGGTGAAGAACTTGATCGAATTCTCGGGAGTGGGCACGCCCGGAAGCGGTCTCGAGGACATTCAAAATCAAGCCTATCCGTTTCCACACGCGTTCGTGCAGGAACGACTGTACAACACGTCGGGGCGATCCGAACTTTTACTGTTCAAGGGTAACGACACGTCGGATCACATTCGACACGTCGCAGGTCGACACTTGTTCGAGTGTTATAGACAGACGGTCACCGATGAGACGACGTTCAATAACATCGTGCAAGATGACCCATACGGCACGTTCACCACCGTACCCATCTTGACCGTGTCCGGGAGCGGTGATAACGGTGGTCGGGTGATGATTAACGTCAACGAAAACGATGAAGACGACGCGGACGACGAAACGTCTCTCTACGTCCAAGGTGGTGTGCGAGTGACGCACTCGACGGTGAGTAACGGTCGATTTTCATGCGGAGGTGATTTGTACGTACAATCCGACGACGTCGCATCTCTGAACCAAATCGTCAACAGAAATGATTTCGATTTCATGTTGGTGGCTGGTGGTGGCAACGAGGCGATGCGTGTCAAATCCAACGCACTCGTGGGGTTCGGGACCTCCTTGCCCGTGTCGAACGTGCACGTGTACACCGGTGTCACGGGGGACATCGATGTCTTGTGCCTCGAATCTCCATCGGGTGTGGGATTGAAGAAGACGGGGATGCAGCTCATCACCGAGGATGGGTACGGGGCGTACGTGCGAGGATACCGAAACGTTGGGTCGAACACGGGGATGATTTTGGGTTCGATCGATGCGAGCGTGGAGACGGACGCGGTGTGGATCACGGGCACTCGCGTTGGTCTGGGTACGAATGCGCCCGCGTCGAAACTAACAGTCTACGACGGCGACGCGCGAATCCAACGCTCGAGTGGGAACGCCGTCATACAGATGGTAACCACCGGTGGACTTTCGAACATATTCTCGGGCACGGATGGGGATTTATACATGCAACCCGTGGGGTCGAACGTCGTCATTCAGGGGTCGTTAAACGTCACCACGGATATTTCGTTCGGTGGGAAGATTGAATTGGGGAGCGCCATCGGTGTGGGCATCGCCACGCCCCTCACCGCACTCCACGTCGTCGGTGGATCCATCACGGAAGGGGATAACGTGGCGTGCAAACGGTACTCCACTAAATTCACGCTCGGGTCGGGTGTGGCGAAGGATGTCATTCTGAACTTTGGGAACGGCAGTTTCTACGCCAAGATCAAGTGCATGCTGAGAGAAGTGAGTTCGGCGAACAGGGATTACATCAACACCATGATTCTGGAGGTGACTGGTGGGAACGGGCTAGGGAATCAATCGTCCATCCCCATCGCGGTCGGGACGAAGAACATATTCGGTGGAACGGCGAATCCTTACCCGTGGAGCTCCACCATCACGACCACCGCGACTAAGGTTCGATTCGCGCCTTCGAACATTCTGTCGACGAGGCAGTACTCGTACGACATTCACGTGGAGTTGTACTCGAGCGTGTCCAGTGGAAAACTCGCGAGCGTCCAATATGACAATTCTAATCCTAAAACGGTACAAAGCTATACGTACTAGGGCGACATCGTGAATCGAGACGATCGATTCAGGGTGAAGCTTTTTTTATTTGACTTGATCGGTCAGCATGAGAGCGATGCTGGCGACGATGAAAAAGAGTACCGCGAAATTACATTCGCTCTCCTCTCGTCCGACACTCACGCGAGGCGGTTGCTTCGGCTTCGGTTGAGCTCGGACGATCGGACCTCGCCTGACGTCAGGCGCGTCTTCCTCGTCGAGTGGACAGAAGGCTACCATATAATACTAGCCTCAGAGATTAATTTCATTCTTCTTCTTCCTTCCCCCTCTTCTCTTCGGTGCGGTTTTCGGAAGTTCGACCTCCTTGACGTCCCCGTCCTCGTCGCCGAACTCCCCTTCGGAGACGATGTCCGAAATCTCATCCTCCTCTGGTTCGGGTCTGGGATCGACCGTGGTGGACATCGGCGGCGGTGGAGGCATCGCGATGCCTCCCATGAGAGACGACAGGTCGAGTCCGGGAATGCCCATCTGCGGTCCCTTCATCTCATACCCAGTGCCCCCCTGTGGCGGCGCACCACCCGCCGCTTGAGTTTTTTGCACCGCGGAGAACATCTGTCCCATCAGTTCCGGATTTTGTTTGAGAACATCCGTCATGTTCGGCAACGCCTTGAACATGGAGTTCGACAAGTGGAACGCAAATCCAGACCCTGCGAGCATCATGATCAATTTCACCTCGGGCGCCATTTGCATTGAATTTTTGTACTTCACCGCGAGCTCTTCCAACACCGGATCGTAATCGTCGAGAGATTCCATAATCGTCTCTGACCATCCCGTCAATTCGAGCGAGAGTGGGTCGTACTTCTTGTTCAACCACTCCAGCCCCGTCACGCACGCGACGAGCGCTCGTCGACTGAACTTCACGGACTGTTCGATCTCGAGTCCGTACGTCACGCGCTTGTATTCCGTTCGCAAATCTTCAATCGAACTGTACACGTTCAGTCTCTTATTCACGATCACCCCCTTCTTTTGACCGAGACGCTGCAGCTTGGACAGAAGGTCACACTTTTCGTCATCGATGGACGAAAATCCACTCGAAGGCTGTTGCGACGCCTGCGGGTTGCGTCGAACGGGGACGTCTTCGTCGTATTCATCGTCATCTGAATAGTTCGCGTACTCGTCCCCCATGTCTTCCTCGACCGCCGGCGGTTGGACCTGCGCGGCTTGTTTCGTGGGATTCATGAAGGCATCCAATTCGATGTCGTCGTCGTCGTCGTCGTCGTTCATGTATTTCTGACGCGGAGCTTGTTTTTTGGGCATGCGATTCGGACGAGATCGAGTGATTTCGATTTCATCCATCAGGCGCTGTTCGTCGGCACTTAAGTTCATAACCGAAGGATTGTCACCTCGATCGATGACGAATTCTTCACCCATGATCTAGTACTCTCGTTGAAACTATACTGAGCGCTTTAACGCACTTTAGAAAAAATATATTTCATGATAGTACAAATGATCAAGCTCAACACTACCAACCGCAGGGCGCTCACGTGGATTGCCGTCCTGATCATCGCGATCCTCGTTTTAGGCACGGTCTCCAGTGGGTACGTCGGCGCACCCATCGTCATCAAGCAAGACCTCGAGGGCACCTTCTGGGACCTCAAGCAAGACGTCGAATGCACGCCGGGGCACAAGAAGGGTGCCGCGTACAGCCGAGGCGGCGTCCCGGGCGGTTTGTGTGGTGACCAAGAGTGGGTCCGCAAATCCGCGACGTATGAAATCTTGGACTAAATTATCTCACTCTATAGTAACATGGCTCTCGTGACCGCTCCCCAGTCCTCGACTCCGGATCTTCAATATGAATATCACACCATCACTTTGGACAGCGTCGGACAATCCAGCGCGAACACGTTCACGTGTTTTCTTCAGACCCCGTTGAGAAACGTGGTTCAAGCCAGACTCGTCGCCGCACACATTCACTCCAACGCATCGGTCGAACACTGTTACGTGTCCATCAAAGAACTCGACACGTTCTTCAACGACCGAGCTTTCAAATCACTGGATGAGCAAGCATCGATGTCCAAGGTGAGACACGCATTCGCGAGCATCGTCTCCGAATCCGCCACGCACGGCGCGGCGAACCAACTCATTCTCTTCAGAGATAACTACCCGATCGTGAACCAATACATCGACCCAATCAGAACGATCGACCGATTCCAAGTGACCATCATGGACGAAGACGGGAACACGATCAAAAACTCCTCGGATACCGGCGACAACTTTCTCGTCGTACGCTTCGTTTGCATGAAAAGAAATTTGTGAGCTACTTGTAAATGTCATCGGGTGTCACCATTTTGACGGCGGTGGGTCAGCAGGACAAGTGGATCCACTCCGAAGGTACCGAAGGCGTGTCGTTTTTTAATCAGGTCTGGAGAAAACATTCAAACTTTTCACAGTCGATTGAAAAAAATTACATTCAAGGCGCGATCAGAAACGGCGGTCTGTCCAAGATTCAAATCGAAAAATCTGGCGATCTTTTGGGGTACACGTACTTTTCGATCGACAACGGCACCCAAGCCCTTGATTCGAGCGATTGGACGACCCTGATCGAGTACGTCGAGTTACGAATCGGTGGAGAAGTCATCGATCGACAGTACAGCGAGTGGTCGGAAACCGTGGCGGTGGACATGCTCGCCGGGAACTCGTCTCGATCGGCACTCGGTCCACACCCGGGCGCCTCGTCGAGCTCGTACTTTTTTCCTTTGCGCTTCTTCTTCTGCGAGACGCCCGCTCTGGCTCTTCCGTTGGCGGGCATTCAGCTCCAAGACGTCGAGATATACATCAAGTGGGGCACCGACGCCGAGGGCAAGCAGTTCGAGTGCTACTCGCAGTTCTATTACGTCGACGCCGACGAACGCGCGGCGCTCGCGAACACGCGACACATGTTGATCTACCAGGTCCAAAAAAGCATTCCCTCGCGCGAACTCATTCACGATCTCACGTTCAACCACCCGATCAAATTCATCGCGAGTTCGAACACGAGCGCGACGAGTCCACTGAAAAAAATTAACAATCGTATCAAAATTCAAATCAATGGAAACGACGTGACCCCGTTTCGATGGGGCAAACCGCACTTTTGCGAAGTCAGTCACTATTTTCACACGAGTTTCGTGACGTCTCCGGACATCTTCATGTATCCGTTTTGTGTCACGACGAACTTGTTCCAACCCACTGGATCACTCAACGCGAGTCGGGTGTCGAGTCTCAGAATCGTGTCGGAGTCGCTCCCACTCACGGACACCATCTGGGCACTCAATCTCAACGTGCTCACTATCAACCGAGGATGTGCGGGTCTACGCTTCGCCAATTAGTAACTTAGTTCTATCTCAGTTCCGTCCCGTCATCGCGCAACGGAATTAAAATAGGGCTTTACATTAGACGTCAAATGGTGAAGAATTTACCGAGCGTCGAGCGATCTCAGAAGATTCGCCTCGGCAAGTTCACACCAGATGTACAGGCAACGGACACCATCGTGATCAACGCCACGTCAGACGACATCACCACCGCGAACTCCGGGTTGTACGTCGCACCCATCCGCTTGGATCCCACCGCAGGTCAGGGGGGAAGCGCAGTTGGAATCGGGTACAATCCAACGACGAAAGAGATCGTTCAAGCGTCGTTTCCCGTGAATCAAACGCAAGGATTACAAGAAGTCACGTCCAACGGGGCGGTGACGACGTTGGGCGTGGAAGTTTCGAATACGCTCACGGCGACGCGGGTGCAAGTAGGGTTCGGTGCCACCGCGGACGACGTCAACGTGTTCGTCGTGAGGGGTGGGGTGTTGATCGAAGGCAACTTGGTGGCGACCGGGGACACGACGTTCGTGCGAAGCAACAACGTGAGCATCACGGATCCACTCCTCGAACTGGGTGGGAACAACAACTCAGAAGCGTACGTGTACGACGTCGGGATCATCATGAACCGTCCGGGTGAGAACGTGGGATTCGCATACCTAGAAAACCGCGATGAACTCACGATCGCCCTGACGTCGAACACGGCGACGGACAGATTCGTCGTGCCGTCGTCCAATCTGTTGACCATGAACGTGGTCGGGGACGTCTACGCGAACGCGTATTTCGGCGAAGGGTCGACGCTGACCAACGTCGCACACCTCGACGATTTCCTGTCCAACGTCACGCGCATCGGCGATCTCGAGACCGAACTCACGTCGAACGCGTCACGAGTGACGTATCTGGAGAACGTGCACGCGAGCAACGCCCAACGGCTTTCGACACTCGAACAGTATCACGACGACAACGTCATCCGACTCAATCTGTTGTACAACCTCCAAGCGTCCAACGCCGCGTTCTTGAACACGCTCGCGTCCTATCACAGTAGTAACGTGACTCGGATTTCAAATCTCGAAACATGGCTCGACGACAACAGCGTTCGGATCACGAATTTATCGAGCAATCTCGCGGACAACAGCGCCAGGATTTCATTGCTCAACACATGGCTCCAAGACAACTCGTTCAGGATCACCACGAACAGTGACAATTTGTCGAGTAACCACTACCGACTGACAAACGTCGAATCCAATCTCATCGCGAACTCGAACAGAATCACAAACCTGAGCCTCGACGTCTACGCCATCGACGGTCGCGTCACGGTGTTGGAAAGCGAGACGAGCAACCTTCGAGCCGATCTCACGTCGAATGTCACCATACTCAACGCCACGATCGACGAACTCGACAGCAATGCGTCTCGAGTGACGTCGCTCGAACTCCTCAAAGCGCCCATAGACAATCCAGTGTTCACGGGCATCATCACGGGCGATGGCGCTGGGATTTCAAACGTCGATTTGCAACACGTCACGAGCGATGGAAACGCGACCACGAACACCGTGCGGTTCACATCCCCGACCGTCGCGTTCGTGACCGATTCCACCGTCGGGATCGCGAACGATGACCCAGATACGAACTACACCCTCCACGCGTCCGGTGATATCAAAGTCGACTCGAACGTGGAGGCGACGACGTTCATCGCCCCGGGCACGCACATCAACCTCGACGGAACTAATAAATTCACCGGGAACACGTCTGTGTACGGGAACCTGAACGTGTTCGGAAACGTGACATACCTAGACACCGAAAACGTCTACGTCAAGGATCCCATCTTGGGCATAGGCAATCCGGGCTCACAGGACACCGGTGTCATCGCCATGTGTGGTGGTCCGGGTGCCAACGTCGCGTTCGGGTACAACACCACCGACGGCGAATTCATCATCGCGTACACAAACGACGGTCCGCACGGTGTCACGCTCACCCCCGATCCGTCAAGGGAGTTGAACGTGCACGTGTACGGGACGATATTCACATCGAACGGATTCGGGGTCGCCAACACCAATCCCGTGAGTGACACGTACGCCATCTCGGTCGGACAAAACGTATTCGTCACGCACAGTGGAGACGTGGTCGCCATCCGATCTCTCGCGGACACCGGGATATTCACATCCAACGTCACGACACCCAAGATTGAATCCACGGGCACGAACCTGGAAATCACCGCACCGAACACCGTTTTCATGGGAAATCTTGACGTCCGAGGAGCGACCACGATGGTGAGCACGACCGACTTAATCGTCAACGACACCGTCATCGATCTCGCAAACAACAACACCTTGACGTCGGTCGATCTGGGGATTCGCATGAAACGTCCGGGTGCGAACGTCATCATGGCGTACCAAGCGACGAGCGAGGAGTTGGCGTTCGCCCACTCCGTGACGGGCGTCACCCCGGACACGACGAGAACCATGAATGTCCACGTGTATGGGAACCTTGACGTCGATCACGGCATCAACGTCGGGTCGAATGTCATCATGAACGATCTCGCATCCAACGTCATCGACGTCGACGGATCGATCGCGGCGTCCATCTATTACGGTGACGGTGGGTTGTTATCGAACATCACCCAAACCCTCCAAGGGATTTCTGAGATCGGGGCGAATACCGATCAGACCATCTATTTCACCAACGTCACCACGGGCGTGAACGTGACCACGTCGAACATCGAGGTCGGTGGGTACTATTTCGGAGATGGACAGTTCATGTCCAACGTCGCGAATTTGGTCATCCTCCAATCCAACGTGAGCATCGTCGAATCGGATCTTCGAAGTGATTTACAATCGAACGTCACCATCCTGAACCAAAACATCGCGAGCAACGTTTCGGATGTGCGAAGCGACCTGCAGTCCAACGTGACCATTCTCCGAACGGATCTTCAGAGTAACGTGGGCATTCTGAACCAAAACATCGCGAGCAACGTGTCGGACGTGCGAAGCGATCTCCAGAGTAACGTCACCATACTCAATCAAAACATCGCGAGTAACGTGTCGGACGTTCGGTCGGATCTGCAGTCGAACGTCGCCATCCTTCGAACCGATCTCCAGAGTAACGTGAGCATTCTGAACCAGAACATCGCCAGTAATGTGAGTGATTTAAGGACGGATGTACAGTCCAACGTCACCATCCTGAATCAAAACATCGCGAGCAACGTCTCCGACCTTCGAAGTGACTTACAATCCAACGTCACCATCCTGAACCAGAACATCGCGAGCAACGTCTCCGACGTGCGAAGCGATCTCCAGAGTAACGTCACCATCCTGAATCAAAACATCGCGAGCAACGTCTCCGACGTGCGAAGTGATCTCCAGAGTAACGTCACCATTCTTCGAACGGATCTCCAGAGTAACGTCACCATCTTGAACCAGAACATCGCCAGTAATGTGAGCGATTTAAGGACGGATGTGCAGTCCAACGTCACCATCTTGAATCAAAACATCGCCAGTAACGTGTCGGACGTGCGAAGCGACCTGCAGTCCAACGTCACCATCTTGAACCAAAACATCGCGAGTAACGTGTCGGACGTGCGAAGCGATCTGCAGTCCAACGTCTCCATTCTTCGAACGGATCTCCAGAGTAACGTGAGCATTCTCAATCAAAACATCGCGAGTAACGTCTCCGACGTGCGAAGCGACTTACAGTCCAACGTCACCATCCTGAACCAGAACATCGCGAGCAACGTCTCCGACCTTCGAAGCGACCTACAGTCCAACGTGACCATTCTCCGAACGGATCTCCAGAGTAACGTGACCATTCTGAACCAGAACATCGCCAGTAACGTGTCGGACGTGCGAAGCGACCTGCAATCCAATGTGACGATCTTGAACCAGAACATCGCGAGTAATGTGTCGGACGTGCGAAGCGATCTCCAGAGTAACGTCACCATCCTGAATCAAAACATCGCGAGTAACGTGTCCGACCTTCGAAGCGACTTACAGTCCAACGTGTCCATCCTTCGAACGGATCTCCAGAGTAACGTGAGCATTCTCAATCAAAACATCGCGAGTAACGTGTCGGACCTTCGAAGCGATCTACAGTCCAACGTCACCATCTTGAACCAAAACATCGCGAGCAACGTCTCCGACCTTCGAAGCGACCTACAGTCCAACGTGACCATCCTGAATCAAAACATCGCGAGCAACGTCGCCGATATCCGCGTGGACATCGCGTCCAACGTGTCCATCATCAACTCCAACGTCGATCTGAAAGCGGACATTCTCGATCCGACGTTCTCGAGTAACATCACCGTGAGCAATAATCTCATCATGAGCGATCTGACCTCGACTCGCGTGGTGTTCGTCGGCGCAGACAAACAACTCACGGACGCCGCGGCGCTGACCTTCGAGTCGAGCACGCTCACGGTGGACGGTGACGTGTCCGTGTCTGGTAATCTCACGGTCGAGGGTGCGGTCGTGCAGTTGAGCACGGTCAACACGATCGTCAACGACGCCCTCATTGAGATTGGGAACAACAACACGTCGGACACCTTGGATTTGGGGTGGATCATGAGCCGACCGAGCACCAGCGTCGCCGTCGGGTATCGGGGGGATGAATCCGAGTTGATGCTCGGTCACACGTTATCCGACCCTTCGTCCACGGATCTGGTCCCGGATGCGTCGAATGCGTTGACCGTGCACGTGTACGGAACACTCGAAGTGGACACCTCGATAGATGTCGGGGCGAACATCGCCATCTCCGACATCGCGTCCAACGTGATCGACGTCACCGGATCGGTCGCGGCATCGATGTTCCTGGGGGATGGACAATACCTGACAAACGTCGCAAACCTCGCGATCTTACAGTCGAATGTGAGCATTCTGAACCAAAACATCGCGTCAAACGTGTCCGACCTTCGAACCGATCTCCAGTCGAACGTCACCATCTTGAACCAAAACATCGCGAGCAACGTGTCTGACCTTCGAACCGACCTTCAGAGTAACGTCACCATCTTGAACCAAAACATCGCGAGCAACGTGTCTGACCTCCGAACCGACCTTCAGAGTAACGTGTCCATCTTGAACCAAAACATCGCGAGCAACGTGTCTGACCTTCGAACCGATCTCCAGTCGAACGTGACCATCTTGAACCAAAACATCGCGTCGAACGTGTCCGACCTTCGAACGGATCTCCAGTCGAACGTGTCCATTTTGAACCAAAATATCGCGAGCAACGTCTCCGACCTTCGAACCGATCTCCAGAGTAACGTCACCATCTTGAACCAAAACATCGCGAGCAACGTGTCCGACATTCGAACGGATCTCCAGTCGAACGTGACCATTCTGAATCAAAACATCGCGAGCAACGTGTCCGACCTTCGAACGGATCTCCAGAGTAACGTATTGATCTTGAACCAAAACATAACCAGTAATGTCTCCGACCTTCGAGCGGACATCGCATCCAACGTCGCCTTCATCAACTCCAACGTCGACCTGAAGGCGAACATACTCGACCCGACGTTCTCGAGCAACGTCACGGTGAGCAACAACCTCGTCGTGTCCGATCTCACCGCCACTCGCGTGGTGTTCGTCGGCGCCGACAAACAACTCACGGATAGCTCGACGCTCATTTTCAACTCCGACACGCTCACGGTGGACGGGAACGTCGTCGTCGACGCGATCTCCATCGGACGACCGAGTGTCACGGGCTCCAACGTCTTGGACGTCAACGGGTCGGCGAACGCGCTCGTGTATTACGGGGACGGCGGTCTCTTGAGCAACATACGAACCGATTTCGAATCGGTCATCATCGAAGGCAACACCACGTCGAACGTCGTCGAATTCATGAACGCCACGACCGCGTTCATCACCGATCTCACCTCGAACGTGGTCATGAACATCAATCAACTGAATAACGTCACCATCACGACCGCCGAGCTCGTCGATCAGCAACAGCTGAGATATGACGCCGGGAACGGTCAGTGGGTGAACGAAGACGCCGATAGCGATAACATGGTCATCCGGGTGTACAACGGCACGGGCAGTGAAATCGACAAGGGAAAGGTGTTGTACTTTTTCGACTCGCACAACACCAACGTGGCGAACGTCGCGCTCGCGAAAGCGGATTCGAGTGCGACGATGCCCGCGATAGGCATCGCGCGCGACGCGATCGCCTCGGGTACCGAAGGGTATGCGATCACGTATGGGAAAGTGAACGGATTGAACACGTTTGGATTCCAAGAGGGTGGGACCGTCTTCGTGTCCAACGTCGTCGCAGGTGGACTCTCGAACGTGAAACCGTACAGCACGATCGGTGTCGATCAAATTCAAAACGTCGGCATCTGTGTCAGAGCACATCACAATAACGGCGTCGTGTTCGTGACGGGTATCGGTCGTTCGAACGACATACCCAACGCGAACGTCGTGACGTCGAACGGTCAGTTGAACTACGTCTACGTGAACCAAACTGACAACGACATGAAAAAAATCGCCCCGACCAACCTCC